TTTTTTTTTTTGTGTTCTTTTTGTGGGGGTGTTTTTTTTTTTTTTTTTTTTTTTTTTTTTTTTTTTTTTTTTTTTTTTTTTTGTTTCCCCTCCCGCGGAATAAGCGAGTCCTTTCGTCAGTTTAGAGAAACTATTCAATTAATTGAAGAATATCTGACATCTCGGAAGTCATGAACGCTTTATTCGGATCTACTTTATTAGTTATGTATGCGTTATACTTATGGCGGCGATGCAATTCCTCCAACGGTGGAAAGACCGAGAAATCTTTCTGAGTGAGCCTCATTTTCGTTAGCATTTTAGTTTTTACACGTTCATCTTTAAACTCTTGTTCTACTAACTTATGTATAGTTGATGCACTAATCTTGGATTCGACCAAAGCCAAGTGGTACAGTACGGACAATTCTTGATAGGCTTGCAAATTTGTTCCCATACTATCCCATGCATGACCAATGATTGACACTAAAATACGTGTCCAACCAGCTAATCCGTTATCAGAAAACGGAATTCGCATAAAATGATGTACCGCCGATTTCCACGGCACAATATCAGCTACATTATCCGGCATAAATGGTGGTCTTTTAATCATATACCGTTTTAGGAAAATTAACCCATCTCGAACAAGTGTATCATCTTCCACTACAGCTAATATTTCTAAATTCTCGCGTTGTTCTCGAATTTCCATATCCCAAAATTCTTTAACATAATTTCCAAATCGCGCTTCATTCAGAATACAAATTAAGTCTGGTCCTACTACTTGACCATGATCATCTCCATAAACCGCTACTCGATACTGAGTGGCAAAATATTTATCTATTAATTTCGCGGCTTTGGCATCATTCCACCTTTCCCACTCTATCCAGAGGGCTATTACCAAACAAACCACCCAGGAGTCTCCATCTGAGGTTTCAAGAACTCCTGAAGGCATAATTCCCTTCACCACTACCCATGTATTTCCATTAAGTCGGGTAACTTTCACCACTTTAACTTTGCTCATTACACGCAAGGCGACCTTATACATACGTATTGTTATTGCATCCATCTTGGAAAAGTCTACAAACATCGTCCCCGAATTTGTATGTAGACCCAACAAAATTGCCTTGATCGTCTTGTCGAACGCCCTAAAATCCCCATCAAAAGCCTTACCTCCGGGGATATTCAAGTGTTCATAAAGTTTCTGAGCTCCACCCCACCACCATGTAGTCCCTATTCTTATTGTATCACCTCTATGAGCTAGGTGCTTAAATAAAAAAAGAGCACGTTCCACCACAATTACCATTGCATTTGGTATATAAAACTCTCGAAGTTTCTTCTGTATTTTATCACACGAACCCGGATCTCCTGACGCATAATGCATCTCATGTTTCTTCGCTATTTTATAATTAGCGTGCAGGAAATGGGGGTTTTCTTCTATCTTGCACTTCTCAAAGAACTCCATTGCTTTCATTGCTGTATAATTAGCATTAATTGTTTTTTGTCCGATGGCCGTATGCACCACCTTGCCACCGGGAAATTTTATAGCAGATTTTCGGTCAGCTCGCTCACCTCCTGAAGTAATTCTACTATCCTCAAGCACTTCAGGCATGAGTTTCCATTGAACTGTTCCTAGTAAATGACGCACTCCTATTATGTCTACTAAACGGTCCAAAGCCGGTGCTAGTAGATGCATATGTTTCTTGCATTTATCATTCATAATATGAGTCGGTTGATTAAAAGTTTTTACTAGGAAGGGAACTTTCATTTGCGCATTAGCCATTGAATAGGCAACCATTGGTCCATGTTCTGTTTGATAAAAATTTCGATGTGTATAGCTAAACTTTTCATAAGCTAATTGGAACAATGAGGGGACTGGTGACGTCTTCGTAGGACGTTGATGAGTTCCCCAATTACTTACCCACTTTATTCTAGTGGCCCATTGCGAAGCTTCGGCATAAGTAATCTTCTGTGTTACACTTTTCTGACCCATCATTATTGTAAACACCTTCGGAGTCTCCATTTTCCGTGCCATTCGCCATAAATCTAATTGCTGATATATGCGAACAACACCTGGTAATGGACATTTCCAGATGTCTGACCGAAGTCCAGCATTACGCTGGAATGGTGGTGATATCAATCTCTGATTCTGACCTATCGCTAATCGTTGAAAGGCTGACACCAGCGCCGGATCATTCTTGCTATCGTAAGGTTCTGCACGCTTTACAATAACATCTTGTTCTCCGGGACCCATAGCCCAACGGAAAGACCCATTAATTGTAAATAACATTAAACACAACATCTCGTCTTTCCCATAAACGATCCCACCTGGTCCAAACTTAGGTATCTCTCCTGTATAATCTCCTTCTAACATTCGTTCTGATACCATAGTGTAACGTAGTAATACGCAATCTTCCCATGTAGTTTCCTGACCTTTTTCATTCACATATTCCATTCTCAACCGTTTTGCTATATTGGAACGATAGCAAAAATAAGTTAATAACGACATGCGGCTATAAATAAATCTCAGTGACTTATACAATATTATGCACGTAGAGCAGTACTGATAAGCTCGTGTATTGTCGTCCAGGGCAGATTGTCGCTCACTCTGTT